TTCAAGGAATATAGCCATTTCTTCTTTTGACATTCTTTTGGATTCTTCAGGAATATCCAATTGTTTAGCCCGCATAGTTCTTTCCTGAATGGGTAATTCAATTGTTCCTTTTTCAAAGCACACACGAAGGTTTGTATAAATTCTCTGATTCAGATTATTTACAGCCCGGAACGGATGCAACGTTTGTTCCGCAACAGGATTGGACAAAGGTTGATCATCCACAACAAGCGGAGGATATTCACGACCGGACGACACATCAACCCATTCTTTATCGAAGAATCTGTCAAAGCTGTCTCCGACACCGCGAGCATCGTAAATAATCTTTTCGGTGTTTGGAAATCTGATATGATAATATTCCCTTATTATTTCTGCCAGATAATCCAAAGGCTCACCATTGAAAGTTCGTATATTCACAACTTTACGAGCAAAAGATCCATCTGACTTTTCTGTAAATTTAATTACAACAAGGCATGTGTTATCAGAACCTTTAGCTCTTGAAGTTGCTATATCGATACAAATGATATATCTTGATTTTGAATTTTTCGGCTGTTCCATTTCTATATTTTCGAGTGTTCTGCATTTTGACGTGAGATCAAAAGGCAAAGCAGAATTAGAATTGGAACCTACGAACTTGGAACCATACTCTACTTGGAAGGTAAGATCTGGCATCTTCTCTTTTTCTTTTAAAAAGAAGTCCATGTCCGTAATGCCATTCGCAGCTGCAGCACGATAATCCAAAGCACAGGCAAAAGAACCAGGTTCACCCTTTGCCATATCTTTTAGCACTCTTATGAAGTCATCATAAAAAGTGTTTGCTTTAGGGCATGCAGATGTTGTGCATATAGTCTTGGAAGCATAGTCTTTAAAATTATAGTTAAAAGATATATCCCGTTTATAGTTTTTAACAGGGCCGATGACAGAATCCTGTTCTTCCTGAGGAATTAAAGCTGTTTCATCCAATACAAGAATCTTCGCTCTGTTACCACGCATACTGTCAATGGAAAATGATTCGATATACGAACCATTCTTAAATGAACATTTGCCCTTATCTTTCGAGATCTGAACAAGGCTTCTGGCATTCGAAGCTGAAATTTCATTTGCAAGATTAGGATTCTGATCAGAAATCAACTTTAATTTCTGAAGAACAATAGTAGCCTGTGCTGCTGTGCCTGATACAACAGCACATACCGTGCCTGGATAAAGAACGCAAGTTGCAGCACAACACAAAGCAACAAGCCATGTTTTACCGGAGCCTCTGGATTGAACGATTTTAACATCGCTTCCTCTTCCAAAGGCTCTTGCAATCACATGCTGATCTCTTGTTAGCTTGATAGGTGCAAACATTTGTTCGATTGCAATATCAAGATGATCTCTCCAGAAAAGTATTTGCTTTTCTGCCGCGCTGAAATTAGTGATAACTCCCGCTCTGGCTATCATATAAATACACTCCTTACATAGAATCCAGGCCAAGAGCCTCTACTATGTAAGAGAATTCCTGGATAGTTTTGTCTACATCGTCCTTATCCCAATAGACAAGTTTGTCTGCTAAAAAACCATGAGTTTCAAGATGCAAAGTAAGTTCAGACCACGAACTCATTCCTTCTTTATCTCCGGGTTTACGTTTACATGCAGCAAAGTTACCTGTTTTCATAAGAAGGTCCAATTGAGCAATTGCATCTTTAACATCCTGTAAAGAGCATCGTCCAAGCATATAATCGTTCTGAACTTTATCCGCAAGCAAAGAAGCTTTTGCAACTTTTTTAGCCGTATCCCTAAGAGCAGTGTCAGAAAGGTTGAAATCATTCTCCAGACCACTGTAGTAATTTTCCAGATATTCAAGTTCTGATTCTTTGAACTCGCCGTTGAAAAATTCATTGTAGACTTTCAGATTTTTATCAACCTTTGTTTTCTTAGGATCAAACTCAACGATCTTACCGTTTTCTTTGGCTTCGTCATAGTCATTTGTGTTTGTGTCCGTAGAGTGATCCTCATACTTATAGTTCTGAGTTTTCTGCATTAATGCAGGCATAATAGGACACGCAATTGACTCTAACAGTACCTGTCTTCTTTCGGCGTTGGATTTTTGATATACAGAAGATTTAGCTGCTTGTATTTCTGCTTGTTTAATGGCGTTGTTCCAAACGTTCTCGCGCCATTCTCTGTTGTTCTCCCAAAAGTATCTCCGCATCTCATCTTTGGTTCTGATCTTTGCAAGACACTGTTTGCACCATTTATCCTTTTTTCCATTTTCAATCCAATCTCTATTGGAGTAAAACTGAGATAAAGGTTTTGTCTGGTTGCAGTGAAAGCAAAGCCGTGTCTGAGCAGGAGTCTTGCCTTTGGGTTTTGACAATATGTATGCCATTACTCAGTGTCGTCCTGAATAACTGCAACTAAATCTTCTCCGGTAATAGTTTTCTTTTCAGCATCAGATAATTCAGATTCCTTTACGGAAATATAACCCTGTTCAAGAGGCATCTTATCGATTTTCTTATGAATCTGTTCAGTGCGAACTTGATTGTAATATTCAGCCAATGCTAAAAAGAGTTCAGGCGTCTTAGTATATTTGTATGTGATAATCGGATATTTATAATGCTTCTTAGCATAAGTATAGTTAATCCCTTTATCTTCGAGGAATTTAACTTCCCGTTTCCACTGAGTGGAATACTCTTTATCAAAAATATACTTTGGGATCTGATAGTCCATAAAATAATCACTCCTAAAAAATCATAATAGGGAGTCTTTCTCCCTTACGGTCTTTTTCGAAAGACACGTTAAAAAGTGATAATAAATGCTGTTTATTTTTTTATAGTGTTTTGAAATGTTTACAAAATATTTTATTAATGTCGAAGAAGATTTGATTTTAAGCATGCTTTTTTATTTCAGCGTAAAAAAAGGGGACAAGATTTATTTTTAATATACATGTCCCCTTTAAATGTTTTATTCAGAAAATTGATTTGGAAGATGATTTGGAAGAATGATTTGGAAGATGATTCAAAGAACGATTTGGAAGATGATTTAAAGGACGACTTGGAAGAGAACATATCTACATCCTTTTTCTTTTATTGGAATTTTCCAGCGTAAATTCCCACCCTCCCACTTGGGACGGTGAACTGCCGGGCGCTTACGAGCAAACCCGAGCAAAAAGAAAAATGGAGGAAACAAAAATGAAACATTCTGATTTCGTCATCATCATAATGAAGAACTCCCATTCTGCCTATGTGCAGATGGAAAGTCGGGAGTTTGAATGCTCCCGCAATGCCGCAGAGTCCTTAATGGTTTATGCTAGAACCAATTATGCCCTAACCGGTGTAATCAGAAATGAAATTGGAGATGTTAAATACATCTTCAACTAATTCCAAGAAAGAGGTCGTCGTAAGACGACCTCTTTTCTCTATGAACAAAAAACATAAATAGGAGGATTGAACAATGTATAACAGAGAAACTGAAAAAATGTTGGAAAAAGAAGGTGTAAACACATTTGCATACGTAAGTGCATTCAAGCCCTACGTTGAATCACTAAAAATGCGGAGAGAAGCACTCCGCAGCGGTGATGAGAGTATGTTCCGCTACGTGTTTTCTATTCCCTTTGACAGGGAAAAGCACGAAGCGCATAACATGGCGGTAAAAACAGTAACCGAACTCAACGCCAAGTGCGTTGAGCTGGGATACCAGCCAATCTTTTCTGGTGATTTACACAACCGTCAGGAGATTGGCAAATTTGCATGTGAATTTAGCGGGGAAGGCGAACTCGCTAAATTCGCAGATTAAGAGAGGCTCGAAAGAGCCTCTTTTTTTTTATTTTTAATGGAGTCTAACAATAGATCCACCGGGCAACAGCGGTACTGAAGCTCCAGAAGTAGTCGAACTGGAGTAGATAGAGGAGGAAACCATGAAGAAGGTTTACGTCCGTTGGATTGGTGCATTCGCAGGTCGCGAATACAGTCTGAAAGAGTCCATCTCCTTTGAAATGACTCGTAAAGACGAAGCAGCCTGCGAGCCGCTGATCAGAGCCAATCATCGTTTCTACACT